GAAGTCGGGGAGTTTGAAGTCTCAATTCCCATGAACCAATACGGCGATGATAATCTAATAGAGAAAGAAGCTGGCTACTGGGATGAAGGCTATTACTGGGCTGGAATTGCCGACCCCTCCTGCGGGCAACTATATAGGATCAAGAGCAGCGCAGCTGCAGCAGCCGGAGAAACGTCTCTCGAAGGTGGGCATGTCATAGCTACTCTCTATGAAGCCCTGAAGACAAGGATTCCAGCAAGCACGTGGCAGACTTCATGGGTCAATCCCTACAAGACTTGCGTTGCAAAAATTGGTGCAAATGCTGAAAGACGGTCAATCATTTGCCAGCCTTTAATTGATGTTACCGCTACTCGTTATTTCTGGGGACAGACCTGGGGTCCATGCTTCGGATATAGACACGGCGATCACATAGGAAGAGCAGATAAAGATAGAACACTCTTTTATCACATAAACGGAGCGGTAATGTCCGGAAGAAGCGTTACCTTTGGTTCTAGTAATCCCTTACCACAAATAGCAGGATTCTTGATTAGCTGTACAAGAGCCTGGACTAACATGGATAACCAAGAAGAACTCGCAGGCGATCAGTTCTATATGCTCCAGCTCTCACCCTAAAGCAGAAGATACAGAACGCAGATAGAAGATAGAAATGGAGGGGGCGCGCAAGACGCCCTCTCCTTAACACTAAATTTTTAAAGGAGAGTACTATGCTAGAAGACAAGAAAGAAACAAAGGACGAAAAGCCTGCCGAAGATAAGATACTCAAGGAAGGAGAGAAGGACGAGACGCCACTGGCTATCCCTCTCTCATCAATCCTGACAGAAGAGGAAATAGCTGATGACGACGAGGCTGCCGAGAAAGAAAAAAAAGCGAAGGCCGAGAAGGAATTAGCTGAAAAGGAAGCGACCGAAAAAGCTGAAAAGGAAGCAAAGGCCAAACCGGCCAAAAAGAAAGCGAACAAGAAACGTGCAAAGAAGAAGGCCGTGAAGAAAGCCGATGACCCCAAACGGATCAGGATGCTCATGAGCATTGCGAACGAGAAGGTCGCATACACCGCCGGCGATGTCTATGAGGTAGGGAAGGATATAACCCTGGAGGACGCAAAGAAGCGTCTCAGAGAGGGAGTGGCCGAGCTTGATGCATCCGCAGTCGGGCCATCGGAGACCAAATAGGCGGAGAAAATGACGCTTGAATCGAATGCCCTTGTTACGCTTGCGCGCCAGAAGACCTATCTGAAGGAGGAGTCAGTAGACCATGACACTATTCTGGAGATGCTGATAAACGGCGTCTCATCCTTCTTCGACCTCTTCGCGGATCGCACCACGCTGCGCGAGCAGGTCTATTCGAATATGCTGTTGGACGGCAACGGCAAGAACAGGCTCTATATGCCTGACTTCCCGATAAACTCTATTTCAGCGCTCACAGAGAGCGATGTAGAGCTTACTGAGGATACAGACTTCTACGTCTACAGCCGGCACAACCAGGGCTACCTGAAGCGCAATGGGGGTCTATGGTTAGCTGGCCAGAAGAACATTGACCTCTCCTACAGCGCAGGATTCAAGATTGTCGAGAAGATCTACTTTGACGCGGGCGCGACCGAGCCTGCGGTGGGCGATACGCTCCAGGGTGCAACGTCCTTGGCCGAAGGCGTGGTAACCAAGATCGTCATAACCGCAGGAGAATGGGGCGGAGTGATCAAGGCATCCGGCTGGATCGAGTTCGCAAGCATCACGGGGACATTCCAGGACGATGAAAATATATATAAAAAACCCGACTCTGCTGGCATTATGGTGGTAAACGAACCCGACACGATTATCAGAATCCCGAGAGACTTAGAGCTGGCATGTATGCAGCAGGTGGCCGTGGAATTTCAGCGACAGCAGAAAAGCGAATGGGGCGAGACATCGCGAGGCTTCCCGGACGGCTCTGTGACCACGATGATTGAAGAGGAGCTCCTGCCTTATGTAAAGCGTGTGCTGGAGAAATACAGGAGAGTCTCGATATGAAGATGACCGTTGACGTGAAGAAGTACCGGAAGCGCCGGAAGAAGCAGGATATGAGCAAGGCTTTTCACTACCAGCTCCAGCGGTGGACGGGACGGACGGTGAAGCGCATCATCCGCAACATAAGCGGACCGATACTGAAGACCCGAACCGCACAGTTAAGACGAAGTATCGCGGGCCGGGCATCCCTTTTAGGCACGATTGCTCAAAGTATTGTAGGCTCTGGGATATTTGGACGGAAGGCTGTCAAGTATGCCAGAATCCACGAGAAGGGCGGGAAGATACGGGCCAAGAAAGCCAAGATGCTGACCATCCCTCTTCCTGGAATAAAGGGCGTAGCAGCCAATTATCCTAATGCCTTTATCATCACGTCGAAGAAAGGCAATGTACTCTTGGTTGAGAAGAAGGGTACGGCCGGATTGAAGCCACTTTTTGTGCTGAAGAAAGAGGTAGATATTCCCGCACGACATTGGCTCTCGCAGTCGATTGATGAAATGATGCCTGAACTCCGTCGGTCATTACGCCCGAAGGAGATAGTAAAAGTCATGGAGAAGATGGGAGGCTGATGTGGCAACACCGACAAGCCCGCTGACTCAACGGGTCATCGAGCGCATTATCGTTGTGCTCTCTGAGATAACCACAGGGGCTGATTATTTCTATACTCCTGCTGATGTGATAAAACGATTCGTCCACTGGCGGGAGGCGAAGTTCACGCCGGACAAACCGCTCTACATGGTATTCAGGGATTCCGGCGGAACGGTCGAATATATAGGTGAGAACCTTTATTGCGAGGATTGGGTGGTGAACGTCAAGGGCTATGTGCAGGACAAGGCGGATACGGTCACAAAAATGGAGCGAGCGATCAGAGACATAAGGAAAGCTATAAACGACGACTCGAAAGGCGAAGCGGTCGGATCTCTGGGCGCTATAACTGCGGCTGTCACGATAGAGGAACCGCCATCTACCGATAACGGATACCTATCGCTCGAGGGGATGGGATTCTTCGACCAGAGAATCCGCATAAGAACTGACGGCGATTTTGGAGAACTATAAACGAGAGGTGAGATATGAAAGAAAAATACTTTGAATGGCTTCTCGATTCCTGCTTCCCTCGTAAGGGGCCGAAGCTGGAAAAAGGGAAGATTTATAAAGTAGGAGACTATCCTGAAGATGTAGTAGCTCAATGGGTGAAGACCAAGGCTGCTAAATACATTAAGGATAAATCCAAGGAGGAAAATTAAATGGCAATTCAAACCCAGGTAGAAAAGAGATTCCTGGCAGCTGGGGCTAAAAAAGGTGTGATTTGGGGTACAGCTGAACCCATGGGAGCTAATGATGGGATGCTGATTGATTCTGACGGGGGCTTGGTGAGATCTCAAGCTTACCATCCAGCTTATGAGTCTGATACTCCTTTTCCTTCAGAAGGCGATCTTGGGCTAATTGACCCTATAGATTTCACGCCTGAGTTTTTCATGCGTTATGACCCGGGAAGCATAGGGCTTCTTCTTGCTCAGTTATTCGGAACAACTGGAACGCCATCTGGCGCCGGCATTGGCTGGAAACATATCTTCCTGTGGGATGATGAAATTAACGGTAAATTTTCCAATTTTGCAGTAGAAAGAGCGAACAAGATCCTTGAAGTGCCCAGTGCTAAGCCTTTCTCTTTTGACCTTTCTTTAGCTGATGGTTTCATTAAAGGTTCCATAGGGCTGAGGGGGAACACCCTTATAAACGATTCTTCAATAAACGACTACACTCAGATGGACGCCCTCACCTACGCAGACACAGGGCATAGAGTTAAAATTAGGCATCTTACATCCTACTTAACTCATCAGTCAAACTCCGATAATCCAAACCAAACAGATGCAATTAAAATCTCAGATATCAGCATGCACTTCGAAAGACCTATGGATGGGCTTCATGAAGCTGGATCTTCTTCCATAATAGAGCCTGTGCAAAATGGAGCACCTGTGATCACAGTGAGCTTGACATTCCCGAGGATGGATATTGTCAATGACGCTTACTTTGCCGACTTCATAGCAGAGACAGAAAAGAAAGCTCAGTTCGAGTTCTTGGAACCAACAGGCGAGGCTGGGAAACACTATGCGCTTGCCTTCTGGTTTCCAAGGCTAAGAGTTATCAATGTAGATTATCCTTTCGATGAGATCGTCCCTTGCACTATGACCCTTCAAGCAGAGAAGGCAGCTTCTTATTCAGGCTTCACATATCCATATCCTTACATGCAGCTAACCAACAAAAGAAGCACTAGCTATTTTACTTAGGATAAAAAGGATAGGAATTTCCGAAGAAGTTCTTTTTATCATCTTATTGAGGAGGTTAAATTTTGAGTGAGTTCAAAGAAAGGAAAGCTTTATCTGATTGGATAAAATTTGAGCTTGAGACGAAGGAGCTCGACCCGCCCGTGGTTGAATTGAGGCTAAGTCCGATAGAATCGATTACCAATGTCGACAGCTTTGACGGGACAGGCAAACTCAAGTTGTTCTCGGAAGTCGTCTTAATGAAAGCTATGTCATGTGTCGTTGAGTGGGATATAAAACAGAATGAGAAGTTGTTGCCTATCGAGGACCTGGAGATCAAGGAAAGAGTCTTGAGACGTCTGCTGGGCGAGCATTTGAAAGGGAAGAAGGATGAGAAGCGAAAGCTTCTGGGCAATGCTATTATTGAGTATTCGACCAATCTGGAAAATTTCTTAAAAAACTGAAAGCCCTCCTCTGCTACCAGTTGGATTACTGGAATGCCATAACGATAGTCCACGAGCATGAGGAGGGGGAGAATACCGAGAGATGCCCGAACTGTGCGCAAGACAGGTTGGTAGAGGGGCTGACGGAATTCGAGCTTTTCTGCTTCGGTTGGTTCAGGATGAATGTTAGCCAGTTTACATTTGATGCGCATCTGATCGGCGGGCTTATAGATGAGCTTGGATTGAAGGAAATGACAAAGAGATTATTCCTGAAGGCATCGAGCATGATCTATGCAAATGATACTAAGATTGCGATAGAAAAGGGAAAGAAAAAGAAGTGAGGAAATAGGCATTATGTCTGATTTGAAATTTAAGGCTACTGTGGATTCAAAGAAGGGGGAAGTATCGCTCAAGAATCTGGATAAAGGCGTTGACAAGGTAGAGAAATCAACGAAAAAAGCGGGAGCTGGATTCAAGAACCTGGCTGTAGGATTAGCTGCCGGGGTGGCTGCCTTTGCCGTGGCCACAAAAGCTCTGCGGGGGTTAGTGCGATGGATGGGCGATGCCATAGAACTGGCAGCCATCCAACAGACGGCGGAGAATGAAGTCGCCGCGGCTCTCGAATCGACTGGAAGAGAAGTAGCAAATAATGTTGAACATTTCAAAGAATACGCCTCCGAACTCCAGAATGCGACTACCTATGGAGACGAGCAGATTCTGAGCGCCCAGGCCCTGATGATCCAGTTGACCAAATTGGACCGTGAGGGTCTTGACATGGCCACGAAGGGGGCGATCGGACTTGCCTCGGTCTATAAGACGGACTTGCAGGCGGCCACGACGTTGGTCGGGAAGGCGCTGGCCGGCAATTACGGCGCCCTCTCCCGCTACGGAATTATGGTCGAGAGGACTGCCA